CCGATGACTGTCACTTTCTCGGCGGTTTTCATATTTCTTGCCGCGTTGCCGCCGATTGCGGTTTGAGCGGCGCGGCCTTGATATGTTTGCAAGACGGCCTCGCCGATTGCGATTGTTCTTGAGGTTTGAGACGGCCAGAAAACTTCGATGTCTCCGGTCAAACCGACAGGCGCCGTTCCTGCCATCGCGCCTGCGCCCAGTGCAATATTTGATGAGCCTTCGCCCAAGCCTTGCCCGGCGTTGCGGCCGATGGAAACATTGGAAAAGCCGCTTGTGATTCCTCGGCCGGCATTGCCGCCGATGCCGATGTTTCGCGTGCCTGCCATTTTTGACTGGTCATACCATTCGGTTTCTGCTTGCACGTTGATCAGGCTGTCGGCACCGATGGCGATATTGTCGCGGCTGATGCGCGAAAAGCCCTGCGCGCGGTCGCCGATGGCGATGCCTGAAACGCATTTCTCTGTTTTTGCCATCGCGCCTTCGCCGATGACGATGATGCCTGCGCCTGTCCATTCGTTGGATTTGAGATTCGCGGCGGCGGCGGTGCCGCTAATAAATCGCCCGATGCCGGTGCGGATGGGTTGGTACGGCATATCGACGGTAGCGCCGTTGACGGTAAATTGGCCGTTGCCGTATTTGTTTTTTGTTTGGTACTTTTTATTTGTATCGATTTTTAAGCCTAAGCAATCAACAAACACGCCCAACGCTGCGCGCTCGGCTGCTTCGATGGTTTCGGCGGCGTTGTTTTTTGATTCGGCATAGCCAAAATCGCGAATACTCAAGGCGGTGTATTGGCGCAGCCAGCGTGTGCCGGATTCGCCGACGATGACTGTGGCGGCGTTGTCGGCTAATGCTTGGTTGTCAGATTTGACAAACACGCCGCCGCCGCCGTTGATGCCGTCATGATAGTTTTCGACGATGACGACGGATGCGCCCGGCTTATTAAATTCGCGCAGGGCGGCGATGCTAGGCACGCGGTAGGCGACGTTGCCGAATTTTTTATTTACGGTTTGCTCAACAAATTCGCGCGTCGCCAAAACGACAGCCGGGTCAACCTTGAGGCCGACGGCGTCGGTGTTGTCGATTTGGATGACCATGCGGATGATTTGCTGGCTTGCCGTGCCGCTGGAGAGGCGCGGCTTGTAGCTGTCGGCGATGCTGCCGATTGCGATCAGGTTGTTGTTGTTGTCAAAGAGGCCGACTTCGCGGATAGTAAAGTCGCCTTCTTCTTCGGGGATGAGTAGCTCGGCGATGACCTGCTTTTGGTTGTTCTCGTCAACCTCCAATAGATTGAGGCTGGCGCGGTACACTTCGCGCGTCAGGGAGGTGGCTGTGGCTGACGGCGTGATGGGTTGGCCGCCGCCGTCGCCGACTGCCATTTGGCTCAAGTTGACGACTGTACCCAGCGCGGTCGCTTTGGCGATGCGCGCGGCGCCGATGTTGGTGACGAGGGTGTAATATTGTTGGCTCATGGGTTGGCTTTCGGATTGATTGTGATGACGTCGATTTGTTGTAATGCGGCGGCTGCTCGGCCTGCCGGGGATAGATTAATTTTGGGTTTGATGTACGGATAAATTGTCGTGCGTTGGCCGATGATGGTAATGCCGCTGGCTTTGAGTTTGCCGCTGGTTATGACGCCTACTGTTAAGCCGCTCAAATGACGGCTGACAGGCTTGACCTTTTGGACGATGCGCAGCATTTCCTGATAGTCGGCCTGGCTGATGGCTTCTTCTGCCATCAGGGTCAGGCCGAAACTGGCAGGCGAGCCGATGGGCTTAGTCTGAAACCATTCTGTAATCTTTGCTGTCACGCCGAAGGGCTTGAGGGCTTCTTCGATTGCTCCGTTTGTGCCTTTAAATTTATGGGTTCGGTAGGCTGATTTGATGACTTCGCGTTTGCGCTGCTCGTCCCATGCGTCATTCCAGTAGTCAACCGACAATGCCCAGGCGAGATACGGCAGCAGATGGGCTGGGATTCGGTCGGGATTCCATAGGTCGGAGACGACGGCGTAGGGGACGGGGTAGATTTCGGCTTCGCCGAATTTCTTCTCAAAAGCCGTCCGCGTTGATGGCTGGGCGGTTTGGTATTTATTCATTTTGGCCGCCATAGCTGATATTGATTTGGGTACACAAGGCCGCCTGATATTGTGTGACCGGCATGGCGGCTGATGGCTGGCTGATGACGACGCTCTGCACGCCCTCGACGCGTAGGGCGGCATAAATCATCGATAAATCAACGTCGCGGCCTAATTTGAAATTCTCGTCCACGGCTTCACGCATACGCGCGCGCGCGTTTTCTAAAATCGGCTCATAGTCGGGGGTCGGATAGACGATGATTTGGGCGTTGATTTGATACTCGATGATTTGGGCGGCCTTGACGGTCACGCGGTCTGCGGTCGGGCGGCGGTATTTGGCATTGACGGCCTCGGTCACGGCTTTGATGACGGCTTCAGACGGCACGCCGCCTGCTTGATTGGAGAGGACAACAATATCGACAACCGCTCCGCTCGGGCTGATGACGGCGATGTCGGCGACTTGGCCGTGCGCTGATTTGGCGTGTTGGTAATAGGATTCTTCGCTTCCTGCCGTGGTCAGGGTTTCAAACGCGCCTTGCACGCGGCGGCGCAGGGATTCGTCGGATTCCAAAACCTGCTGGATTGGCGGCTCGACGGTGTAGTCTGCCTCGGTAATGACAAGGCGCTGAATATCGACATTGGCGGCGAGCTGGTCTAAGTCGCTGCCTGTTGCGTATGCCAGCATTAAGCCTTTGGCGCGCTCGTTGAAATCTTGGCGCATGAGCATTTCGGAATAGGCGCACTCTTCCAACAATTTAACAACCGGCTCGGATTCCAGCTCCAACACTTTGCGCCAATAGTCGCGCTCGGCCGGCGTTTGATATTCGGCGATGAAACGCTCTTTTCGCGCGGCAAGGATTTTCTCGTAGTCAATCTCTTCGATGACGTCGGGGGCTGGGATTTTTGACAGGTCGGCAATTTGCGGCATTTTTATTTCCTGATGCTGTATGTCTCAAGTGTGCCGGTCGAGATGTTGACGGCTTCGATGTTGATGATGACTTTTGCGTCGTTGGCAGCGGCTGCCGATACGGTGGCCGCCTGAATTTCAATTCGCGGCTCCCACTTTGCCAGGGCGGCGATGGCGGCCGCCTGGCATTGCAAGAGCAGGGCAGGGGTAATCGGTTGGTCTAATAATTCGGGCAGCAGGCTGCCATATTCTTCGCGCATCAGGCGCGTGCCGATGCGCGTGAATAGAATGTTTTTTATTGACTGGCGGATGTGGTCGTAGAGGCCGAGTTGACGGCCTGTTTCGCTGTTGGTCATTCGGGTTTGCCTGTCTTGCCGCCGCTATCGCCGGTGTGAATGTGGGTATCGAGGACGATGCCGTTGGATTCGATTTTGCCGGAGTTGGTCAGCGTGCCTTCGTGGTTGATTGCGCCCTTGATGGTTGTGCCGCCGCCTGCGCCTTCGCCGCCGCTGCCGCTCATGCCTGCCGTGTAGGTCAGCAGGCCGTTGCTTGTTGTCATTTTTTGGATGACGACGTTGCCAGTAATGAGGGTATCGGGCGCGTCGATGGTTAGTTTGGCGACGGCTTTTAATGTCATTTGGCCGGCGGCGTGGTTGTAATTAATGATTGCGCCGTCTGGAAACTTGACGACGGTCTCGTCAGCCGATTGAGCAGGGCTTGGGAATGAGGCCGATGCCATGCCGCACATGACCATGCCGTTGGCGGTCTCGCCGCTGGGCGAGAAAATAACGCAGTTTTCGCCGACGCTTGGGGGGCGGTGTACGGATACGTTTCCGGCGGCCGGTACAAAGTAGGGCAGCCAATCAGATGTCAGCTCGCCATGCTGCACGCGCACCAATGCGCGCGCAGGGTCTGATTCGGCAATTACGCCCTGCTTGATGATGTTGGCGATTTTTCGGTTTAGTTCGGCGGTCATTTGGTTAGTCTCGCGTGCGTGTGATGTGCGTAGTTTGGCAACGGAAACGCGGATTTTCTATTTTTGGCGGTTTTGATGGATTTTTTTAAAAGAGAGGCCGTCTGACAAAGGGGT